GAGCTTGATAAACAACTTGATGTTGAAAGTTCATCTGAAGATATGATTGATAGTTTAAAAGGAATTATCTTACAAGATTTAGATAAAGAAAACTTACAAGGTAGAGTTGATAATTTTGAAAGAACAGTACCCTCATCGGTTGCCAAAGAGGTTTTGCCTGAACAAAAAGAATCTTTGGGAAATCAACTAGATCAAATGCTTGCTTCTTTCCAACCATCAAACATCCCACTGGTTCCACCTGCTACTGCTGTTAGACCACAGGATATGTTATCTGAAACGATCTTACCTAATCCAAAAGACCGAGAGTTGGCTGAACGCCTAGCAATGCGTTCTTCAGGAATTGGCTCTTTAACTTAGATTAAAGCTGATCTACATCAAACTGAACATTCATTTTATTTCCATAAAACTTAGAAGTTTGCACTCCTAGATTTATAAAATACTCAGCCATCTTTCTTGGGCATTTATTCTTCGCACTAGCAAGTGCAAACAACTGATCAGACAAATGCTTATCAATGGCTATAGGAGTAATGTCCTGTTCAACTCTTTGTGAGCCTTTTATTTCTTTGACAATATCTTTAGGAAAATGTCCTGCTAACATGATTGTCTCCTAGTTATACAGCTTCCCCCTCTTGCTGTTGCATTACTTTTTTGTGATTGGTCTCAACCATTAAACGGATTTGATCAATCTTTTTTCTTCTTTCTAAAGAACAAATCTCTTGCAATAACTCGTAGGTTTTTAGATCGACTGTCAAGGTTCTGTAGCCCTTGTTGTAGTCACCCATATCAATCTCCTTTATGTACTTAAAACTGAATTGTAACTGATTATAATACATTTGAACACAATATTAACACTTTATTAGCATATAAAAAAACATCAATAAAAGTGTTGAAAAGTGTTGTAATTATGTTTTCATTTGCTATTATATGTGTGTAGGAAATGATTTCTACACATTGGAGAAAAGATATGAGAAACGAAAAATTAACAATAGCACTAGGCGAAGGCTCTAAAATGTTTACTCTTAGAGCTACCTATAAGTATGTAGATGGTTGGGGTAATATGTATGAGTCAAGCTATCATATACAAAATCTAAGCATTGACCCTGCACAAGCTCAAGAAAAAGCTAGAGCTTATGCTGAAAAAAGAGATATGCCCTTAATGGACACATCATGGGTCTTTGATGTCAATACATTTGATATTGAGAGAAAAAGCAAAGAAGAGCTTGCTCGTCTTAAGGCTGAGAAAGAAAAAAGAATTGCTAGAGCAAAAGAGATTAGTGCCAAGATACAAATGAATTATCACACTCTTATGTGGGGTTACTTTATGGCTCAGTCATGCAAAAAGTTTGATGACTTACAAAAGGTAGCTAATGTTGCTGAACTAGATACAGAAAACAGAGTTACTATCACTGGCGAGCTTGTTCATGAAAAAGAGTATTACAGTGATTGGGGTTGTGTGCTTAAAGGTATCTTTCTTCTTGAGACTGGTCAAAAAGTTTTTGGTTCAGTTCCTAGTATGAAAGATCAGCCAGTCAACATTGGTGATGTAATACAGTTTGATGCAAAGATAGAAAAGCCAAAAGACTTTGATGGTACATTCTACTTTTTCAAAAGACCAACTAAAGCAAAATTTATTAGCCAAGTTAAGGAGGTAGCGTAACAAGTGTTCACAAGTGTTGACATTCAATGCTTGTGAGAGTAAATTTAAGTTTGTTCATTTAAACAAGGAGAATCAAAATGGCAAGAACAAGAAAAGACGAGACCCACGATCAGATGGTTGCAAGATACAGGAAAGACCTTGGAAAGGATATCCATGAGACATACACAGGGCGTTGTGTCCTTGGTGACCATGGTGAGTTCACATCTACCTTTGAAGGATTCCTTAACAATCCCATTGGTTGCAACTCCTGTCAAAGAGAAGGCATGACTGCTTGGGATAAGGACTTCAATGAAGCATTAGTTTGGGAGGCGATAAAAAAAGTTATTGCAGATAAAAATAAACCTAAAGTAGAGGAGGAAGAAAGTGACACAGTATAAAGATGTTGTAGAAAAACAAAACCAAAAGCTTAAAGCAGAGAAAGATGCAAACACGCTTGTTAGCCTTGGTTGGCAAAGAGAAGAAATTGGCAAACCTAATGTTGTCAGACACAAGATGTATCGAAATAGAGTAGAATATGAATATTCTGATAAACGCAAAAAGCCACACACAGAATGGCTATAAATTATCCATGCGGTTGGTTTGACGCAGAACAATTACCAAAGGAAGACGATGAGTGATCCAACAAAAGATTTATACGACTACAAAGGTAACTTCTATGATGATGTTACTAAAAAACTTTACAAGTGGTCGGAATTTAAAAAAATATTAAAAGAAAGAAACGAGGGGGATAAAAAGGATGGTGCTAAAAAATAAACCTATAAGCTTTGAGCAAGCTTTGTATGCTTACAAATGTCATTACCAAGACATGTACAACATGAGTGATGTGGAGATGCCTGATATTGTATCTTCATATAACGATGCTAGAGGTGGTTGGTTTTTAAGAAGCGATCAAGCTGAAAAATTAGCTCATGTATTAAAGTCGGGTTATGTTAAACTAAATTATTAAGAGAGGACCCTAAATGTTATTTAAAAAGAAAGACGATATCTTGTTGAACACTAGCAAGATGACAGCCAGTGAAGTGATAGAAACTTACGCTAGGCTCAACCTGTTTCAAAAGGCAGGATTGCTTAGGCTATTGGTTAGAGATGTGATCTTTGAACACAATGATGAACAGATCAGTGGACTGGAGTTCAACAGCATTGAAGTAGACGGAGCTATTATTACAGCTAAATCAGAAGACTAAAGGCGGTTGGTTATTTTGCCAACCCTCCTCATGGTCATAAACTTCCACAGTTCAGGTATAGGTCTTAGATCGTTATAACCCATAGCAACACTAGGACCGCTACCAAAATCTACATCTTGGGCTTTCTCCAAAAACTCTTTTCTACCTATCCACCCTGCAACCATAACTGAGTCAGGTATGTCGTGAGGTGTGACGAGAATGGCTACATCAGCCTTGAAGTATTTCTTTTGTTTAAATAATAAATGCCCTGCTTGGGTAAAGGTAGCCTTCACATCAAAGGATACATCGTTGTCCCACATGTCAATGTTCATATCAATGCCACCCTTGTGGATGTCATGATCTATTTGGAAGATTCTAGCCACAGCTAACTCTCCCTTTACGCCTAACAGATCAATGTCGTGATCGGTGCGAGACTTATCTCTTCTTTGATTCGCAACACCACTGGCTCTTGCCAACTGCCAACGCAAAGATGCCGCTTGTTCGCATTCTGATAAATCCTGTCTTGAAAATCTTACTATCATAATAATCCTTTTCTTTTTTTATAAGCATGAATGCCAACTCTAAACATGGTTCTAGCTGTGTCATTCGGTAAGTCGTGATATGCCAAGTTTAATAACCTGTTTGAAAGCATATACATACGCTGAGGCAACCACGCCACTGCAAGGTGGGTGATTGTCTCAATGCGTTTTTCCTCAAAGCCATATTCTCGTAAAAAGTCCTCTCTTTCTTTTTGAGTGTTAAACTCTGAAGCTTTACCTGCCCAGTAAATATGATCGTGAATGGGGCGAGGTAAACTTTTAGCCAATTACAAATCCGAAAGTTTAATTGGCACAATCTGATTGTGTAAGTTGTATGGTGTGTAGATACCTGTCTGCTCACACTTCAATAATAAGTCCAGTGCTTGTTCATTTAGGGATCGACCATACTCAACAGCCTCAGGCTCCAACTCATAAACCACATATGGATATGGATGAGTCTTTTCTATTGCAAGAAACTGAAACCTATCAACCTCAGTCAAGCCTACATTTTTAGCTGCATCAAGATAAAAAGCTGCCTGTTGATGATAGCCAAATGTTTTAACTGAATGTTTAAAAGCTCTTGGTGAAGCGTCACGACAGGTCTTAAGATCAACAATCACATTGTCTTGCAACATATCGAAACGAGCTTTACACAAATGCCCAAAGTAATCGAAGACCACTGATAGCTCAGTCTTGTCATC